GCTGCCGACCCGCTTCTTGCGGGCGTCAACGTCAAGGCAAGCATGTCCGCCTACTTGGTTCTTGACACACCCGAAACCGGGTATGACAAGAACCAGATCAAAGAGGTTGCGGATGCCTTTCTGGCATTCTTGACCGCTTCGTCTGGAGCCAAGTTGGGGCAGTTCATTGGTGGTGAAAGCTGAGAAGCTTTCGCCGACCCGCATTTTACATTTGTGCGGGCCGAAAGGTGTATAGGTTAGTTATACTGCCTATATGCCTCGACCTGTTAAGCAATCTACCCTCCGGTATATCCGGAATAAGGTAAATTGCGAAATGAGGGTTCTATCATTTGAGCTCATGATGTACCACCTATTAAGGGGATACATGAAAAGCATGATAGATCTCTGGTGTGAGCTTGCTGATGAATTAGCAAGCTGGTGTCACACTAGCACTACTCTTGACTCTAAAAAGCTCAAGAGTCGAGTTAAAGATGAAGGCCTTTCTTTTCTCACGATAACGCTTCCTTCCTTTGGGAAGGAGTTTGAGCGTTGTCTTGAGTTAGGTCTTCTTGATGACAATTCTTTTCCTGGATTTCAGAAAAAGAATGGTTTCCCTCTATTCCTAGGGGGTTTCCTTCATCAGATCTTTGACTCTTCAAGTGGTGCCTTGCGCACTGATATTCCTGAGGATTCTATCTTCGCTATTAGGCAGCTTACGCTGCTTTTTGCGAAGGTCGAGTTACCCTGCAGTGATGACAGGATTTCTCGCGCCTTTTGGAACTATGTGCGTTGTGAAGAGGATCTCAGAGAATGGGAAAATCGTAACTCTTTTGATTCATTACGATTCAAAAGAGTTTCCCACCTCCTGTTTGCGGATGTTTTCGCAAAAATGGATGATCTCATCAGAAATGGTGAAATCATTCCCAGACATGGTCCAGGCTCGACCTCTGATCGGATTTCTGGAAACCAGAAATTCGATCTGTTTAGTTGGTCGGCTCGGTTGGAAACGTTATTTCCCTTCGGGGATTTCGCGCTTCCAAACTGGCGGTATCATAACCGCTATGATCATGTTGAGATCCTTGATCCTGGTAATGAAATACCCGTAAGGGTTATCCATGTACCTAAAACGCTGCGGACTCCTCGTATCATTGCGATTGAGCCAGCCTATATGCAATACATGCAACAGGCTATTCTCCATCCAATGGTCGAGCTCCTCGAAAGTAAGAGAATCATCGGTAACAACCGAGACAATCTTTCTTTCGGCTTCCTCGGTTTTACAGACCAGGGCCCAAATAGGGACTTGGCCTGTCAAGGAAGTAAAAATGGCGATCTGGCAACGCTCGATCTGAGCG